CTATGCCGATGGAGATAATCACCGATAACCCCGGAACGATCGCATTGCCGGTTGCCGGTTTCGGTATACTTCTCAAGCTGGCTATACACTTTTGGTATACGGATTGTCGTGATTTGCCGACAAGCGCGGATAGGCTATACGTCATTTCGTGTGCGCATCGCCCGACCTGGAATAATCATAGACCGGAGATAGAATTGATTTTAAAGGATATTATGCCAAAAATGAAAGCGGCGTGGATAGATCGCCAGCGTAGAATAGAGAGTTTGACCGAATTGCGTAGTCGCGGCCACGCAGCCTACAAACTCCGCAAGTTGGGAAGCGCCAACGCCGCGCCAGCTGCGATCGCGGCGCCGGCGCGGCCGGTTCGCGACCAGACCTGGCGAGCTGCGAAAGCCAATCCGGCGCCGGCTACGGAACCCGTGCGACGCCAGGGCTTCGTCGAAAAAGTCAGATAGATTTCAGGTAGTTAGGCTCACAGGTCGGGACGTAAAGACTTGTGAGACAGACCGGAGCTTCGCTCAGCGCCGCAAGCGCCGCAGAGTTCTCTGCAATGCGCCGCAAGCGCCGCAGAGTTCTCTGCAATGGACAAAGCAAAGCCTCGTGCCACGCCGAAACTGTTTCAAAAGGGTGTACCCTTTAGCGCCAGCTCGCGAAGTGTTTCAAAAGCTGTTTCAAAAGCCTTTGATCGAGTGATCGGACGCCAAGCCTAGACCCTTTTGAGACAGTGCGGCCGTCAGGTCTGTATTGTGCTAAGCCGTTGATTTTAATAGAAAAAACGGGTTTTAGCCGCCGCGTTGGACCAGGGACCGGCTTACTGAAAAAGGGCTCCCTTCCACCGCCCCGGAAAAAACAAGGTGTATTTGACAATTTGTCCCTAACCGGGTATTCGCCGTATCGGATGCGCAGGCGACAAAAAGTGTGCCGAGACTAGGCAAATAAACGGGGCGAGAAACTATGTGTACGCCAATCGAGCTGGAAGTGTGGATCAAAGTAGTGGGGTTGATCCTGCTCATGATACTGCTTTGTGTCATGGGTATTTTGTAAGTTACCTCGATGATAGAGGAATAAGCGATCCCATGACCCTCGCCATCCGCGATTTCCATTTCCTCGAGGCCGCCCTCCACGCGCCGCAAGTCCGCCTCCGCGCGCTCCGCGCGAAGCACCGCAGCTTCGGCCGCATGGCGAAACTCGATGCCGCGCGCGAGCTCGATCTCCGCGTCGCCGCCCTCGCGCATTGCCTCTATTCGCGCCCGAGGGAATTGAGCGTGGAGAAATATTCTGCCCCAGGTGAGGAAGTTGGGGCTGTGATGGAAACGGAGGTCTAAAATGTTCAAGCCCGTTATGCGATCCGGAATAGGTAGCGCGTTTTTAATCGCGCATATGTAAAATACACTGTTGCAATTGTCTCAAAGCCCTGTACCATACGAGCATCAACCCCAGGAGGACATGATGGCTCGATATGGATACGCCCGAGTGAGCGCCGCCGATCAGAACATGAACGCGCAGATCGACGAGCTGAAGAGGGCCGGTTGCGACGTGATCCGCTCCGAGAAGGCGAGCGGCCGATCGCTCAAGGCCCGCGACGAGTTCGAACTGCTTCTGACGTTTCTGCGGCCGGGTGACGAGTTGTGGGTCACGCGCATCGATCGGTTCGCCAGGTCGCTCAAGGACTTGTGCGACACGGTCGAGCGGCTCAAGAATCTCGGGGTCGCGCTGCGCGCCACCCAGCAGCCGATCGACTATTCGACGCCGGCCGGCTCGGCGTTTCTGTCGATGCTGGGCGTGTTCGCGCAGTTCGAGGTCGATATTCGCAAGGACAGCCAGATGGCCGGGATTCGCCGGGCGATAGCCGACGGAAAGTACAAGCAAGGCCGACCGAAAAAGGCCGTCGATAGAATCGCGGCGATCGAGTTGGAGGCCAAGATCGGCGCCAGCGCCGCCGCGCGGCAGCTCGGCGTCAGCAGAGCCACGCTCTACAGGACGCTGACGCCGGCCTTGCGGGGCGCGGCAGATTTGGGGTATGCGGGGAGCGGATGCGCGGCGGGGGATGATAGGCCCACGGATGGGTGAACACCGTGCGCCGCATTGGAAGTGCGGTGCTATAAGCCTCTCTGGCTCGCGCATCCACCCTTCCCGCTTCGTCTAAGGGAGCCATCCCCCCAACGCCGGCGAATTGACAGCGTGTCATGACATGCTATGGTGCGCGGCCCTCTTTGGGCGTTTCCTCCCTGACTTGGCCCACCCTGCTCTGACGAGTCGGGTGGGCCTATCACCGAGGATCAGGGGAGAAGCATCATGTTCAAAAAGAAGATGAAGAAAGAGGCCAACGACACCAAGGGTCGCAATGGCATGGCGAAAGAGAAGATGCCGGCCAAGACGAAAGACCCGAAGGCGAAGAAGAGCGAGAAGTGATCGACGCCGTCGCGGCCTTTCCGTATTTGCTGATCGCTATCTTCGCGCTCGGTGCGTGTTGGCTCGTGACGGCGCGCGCTCGCGCCAAGGCCCGTCGGGCTTGCTTTCGTAAACTTGTCGAACTGGCGGTCGAGTTGGAACTGTTTCGGAAAAGTTGGGCAGATTGACTTCTCAGATTCTTTTCACCACCGGGATGTTCGATGGCGCGGTTGGGTGAGAAGAAGCCGGATGCGTTGCGCGAGAGGGTCGTGGCGCCGCTGACTAACGAGCAGTTCGAGCGGCTCAAGGATTACGCTCTACGTCGTGGGTTGACGCTGGCTCAGGCGGTGAGAGAGATGATCGAGCGCGCCACCGCGCCGGAAACCGTGAAATGACGGCGTCCTGGCAACCCGATTATCTGTCGATGACGTTCGCGGCCGAGTCGTTCGGCTATCTGTCGGCCCCGGCCGCCGCGTTGCCCGCGATGCTGGCCGAACTGCCGCCGGCGCGATCCGATCGCGAGAAAGCGATTGTCGCGGCGATCCGGCACGGGATCAGATATCCCGAGGAGTGGGACAAGCGTCGGCGCCCGCTCGTGTTACGGAAACCGCCGCCGACTCTCTACGAAAGGATGCCGGAATGAGTTCGCTGGGCATGAAGATCGAAGGCTCGAACATGGAGGTCGGTTTCACTGCTTCCACACGCGAGGAATTCGACTACTATCAGCAGACCTTGAGGCTGCTCGCCGATCGGATATGGACGGGGGCGCCGGTCGAGACGAGCGATTTTAGACGCGCGACGCCTTCGTTCGACGGTCTGTCGAGAGAACTGAACGCGAAGCGCCAGGAGGCGGACGGTTGGAAAGAGAAACTCGGTCTCGCATGACGCTTCACGAGGTTCTCGGCGTGGATCGCGGCGCCGACCAAGCCGCCATCCGCAGGGCGTTTCGGCAGAAGGCCAAGCAAGCGCATCCCGACGCGGGTGGTTCGCTGGAAGCTTTTGCCGAGCTGACGCGCGCTGTCTCGGTGCTGTCCGACGAGCGCCGGCGCAAGGTCTACGAAGAGACCGGACGGATCGAGGACGAGCAGCCGGACGAGCATAGCGCCGCGCTTCAGAAGGTGATGGAGGCGATCGATTTTGTGCTCGCGCGAGTCGAGGAGATGGGTATGTATCTCGACGAGGTCGACGTGATCGGTGATGCGATCATCGGACTTCGTGAGGATATAAGGCAGATCGATGTGCAGATTATGCAGATCGAGCGAACGCAGAGAAAAGCGCGAGAGGCCGCCGCCAAGTTTCGCGCCAAGCCCGGCAAGACTGATCGACTCGGGCCGATGTTATTGGCGAAAGCCGCGCAAGAGGAGCCAAAGCTCGAAACCGGTCGACGAGAGAAGGGCCGCATCGCCAAGGCGATCGAGATTTTGAAGGAGCATGAATTCGGAAAAAGGCGGCGTGAGTAATGGCCCTCAAAGCGTCGCGTTGGTTGCGACAATTCGAGACTTTCATCGGTGACATCCGCATTCAGTCGAAAGAGGAACTGGCGCCGGACGGTCGCGGCGCCCCGCTCGTGCTGTGGGAGTCGCAGCGCCGCTTCATCAAGGAGATCGGCGAAGGTCTCGACAACGGCATCCACATATTCAACTGTTTGAAAAGCCGCCAGCTCGGAATCACCACCGTGAGTTTGGCTCTGGTGGATGTGTTCTGGTTGGCGATGCACCCAGGAATGCGCGGTTGTCTGGTCACGGATGATGACAAGAAACGCGAAGAAAATCGGGCGCTTATCGTCAACTATATAGACTCGTTTCCCGACGGCTATTTCGGGGAAGACTTCAAAATACTGAAAAACAACCGGACGGTTCTCGAATTTTCCAACGGAAGCCGACTGGCGCTGCTCGTCGCCGGCACTAAAAAGAAGGGCATCTCCTGGGCGGAAGGCTCCGGTTACGCCTTGGCGCACCTGACCGAGACAGCAAAATACGGAGAGGTCGAAGGCCTGAAGTCGCTCGAAGAGGGCTTCGCGCAGAAGAACCCGCATCGGCTGTTCGTCTACGAATCGACCGCGCACGGTATGAATCATTGGCGGTCGAAGTGGAAGAACGGCGAGAACGATGTCACGCAGCGTTCTTTCTTTATCGGCTGGTGGGCCGGCGACACGAATCGGATCGAGCGCAAAGACCCGCGGTTCATCCAATTCGGTCTCTACGCGCCGACTTCGGATGAACGTGAGAAGATCGCCGCCGTAAAAGCTCTCTACGACTGGAAGGTGACGCAAGAACAGCTGGCGTGGATCAGGTGGAAAGAATCGGGGGCGGGCGCGGAACAAGGCCTGCTGGAGCAAAATCAGCCGTGGACGGCCGAGGAAGCTTTCGTTCAGACCGGCTATTCTTTCTTTCATGTCAGAACGATCAGCAATGATCTCAAGAGATTGCAAGACATCAAGCCTGAGTTCAAAGGCTACCGTTATCAGGTCGAAGGCGACTTCTACTCATTCAAGCTGATCCCGCTCGACCCTGAAGTCGACAGCATCGATCTTGTCGAGTTGAAGGTCTGGGAAGAGCCGAAGGAGGGCGGCAAATATGCGATCGGCTTCGATCCGGCGTTCGGCCGCAACGAGCACAAGGACGGCCACGCGATCATCGTGCTGCGCTGTTTCGCTGACAAGACGGTCCAGGTCGCGGAGTTTCGCGCCTCGCACATGGAGACCAAATACGCCAGCTGGATCGCGTTTCACATTTGCGCGGCCTATCGCGACTGCATGATCAACGTCGAGATCAATGGTCCTGGCGAACTCGTGATGGCCGAGTTCCGTCATCTCAGGCAGTTCTTGAACGCCGAGATGAACTTCCAGGCCACCAAGGATCGCGGATGGGA